TTATCTAAAATAACATTTAAGCTAATCTTTGTGTTATCATTAAATATGTTAAAGTACTTTTTAAATTGTACTAATCTATCCATATTGTTACTTATTATAAAAATATCATTCATATCTTCTCCAGAAATCTGCTTCTGCTTGTTTTACTTTATTAATTATAAATTCTTTATCAGGGTGGTATTTGTATACTCTAATTATTTCTGATTTAACTAAAGTAGTAATATCATCTTCTTCAAATTTGTTATATGCACATAGTGTTCTCATAGCTAAACAAGTAATATCATAATAGTCATTAATATATAATGATGCTATAAATTTAGCAACATCGAGTTCAGTACAACCAAACGTATCTAGGATAGGATCAATTAGGTATAATTCATCTTCTTTAAATAACATATTCTTTATACCAAAATCACCATGTGAAAACGATGGTTGTAAATCCATGTCTTTTAATCTTTGCAATGTTTCATGAAACTCTGGTATATCTCCAGCTAAATCAATATGTCCAGCAATTCTATTTACATAATCATCAAATGTGTAGCTATTTTCTAGTATATCCATTTGTGCCATTTTATCTAGTGATTCTTGTATTAACCCTAATCCTCTATATGTAAAATCATCTATGAAAGATTCATTATGATTAATATATTCCATTGTAATTGTTTGTCCCACAACTCTATCAATCCTTGGAACATTTAAAGTATCATTTACGTAAGAGAACCAAGCATGAGCAAGGTGAGCGTTATCAGCTGTCTTATGTACTAATTTACCATCAGTATAAATGTCTGACCCAGATAAACCTCCCTCAAGTTCTCTAATATCTGTACCTATAAAATCTTCGGGAGTAATACCCTTATCATCAATATAGTAAGCACCTAATGGTTTATCGAATGATAACATATTATAATTTACTTCATGATATTCTAGCCAAGCTCTAATTTGTTCACCATATTTTTCTTCTGCTTCTTGTCTGGTTTTACATGATATTGAACCTCTAGCTGTAAAAATATCTACTATCCAACCTTCATTAGTAAGTTTATTTAACTTTTTAATTAAAGTTGTATTTGGTTTTGCATTTGTCCAATCTCTGTTTTTGGTAAATGCTAGTGTGTCGTCAAAATCTACTATAAGTCTTTTATTATACATAATTTTTTAATTCTTCCATAATTTTGTTATTTAAATATGAGCCATCATAATACTCATCTTTAAGTAAGTTATCAAGTAAATCTCTAAGCTCTTGATATGCTTTTGGTTTTTCTTCTAGGAATTTAATTTTATTAAATAAGTCCTTAGAATCTTTAACTCTAATAAAGTCAGGCACTTTAAGATTATCTTGTTCATCATATGTTGGATGTAAAAATGGTATTATACCATAATGAGCCATTTCCCATACTTTAGCCGTTACCCAACCTTTTTTAATTGGAATACAGAATGTGTATTTTACTCTTGGTAACATCTGCATTAAATCATTAAACTTTTTTGGTCCTTTAAATCTTTTATCATCACCTATAGTATTAGGATTCCATTGTCCATATATGTCAACATCTTGCACATTATCAAGTATATATTTTTTTAAGTCAGGATACCTAGATGGTTTACCTTCATTACATACTATCATAAACTGAATATCTTTTTCTCCAGCTTTTGGCTTATCATCAAAAAAGTTATCTAAACTATTAGGTACTTCTTCTAACATTTCACCACGCTTTTTACCAATAAGAAATGTTGTTTCTAATGCATCATAGCTACATTCAATATTATGTTCTTGTCTTGT